AGGTCGTCAAGTGCTGCTGGATGGTTTGCGCGATGTTTACCGACAGGATGTGGAACTTTCCAAGCTGGCCGCTAAGGTCACCGACCCATCGACTTGGCCGGAAGTCCGCGACAAATACATGCAGGAGCATCCCATCCGCATGACCTATAAGGGCAAGGAGATCACCTCCACGGACCCGCTCCCCGGCCTGCAAGGTATCCAAGCCCCGGCCGTTGCGGTGCCGCCGCCAAGACCCGCTACGCCGCTGGTGTACGATCCTGCGCCTCCGCCGCCAGCGTAATAAACAGCCGAGCCGGTAATGGAGTTGGATGTGGCTATACCGCCATTGCCTCCGCCCGACCCCGTGCCGTTAACGCCAGCGCCGCCCGATCCACCACCCCCGCCACTTCCATAGTACGAAGCAGACCCACTGCCGTCGCCGCCGTTGTAACCTTGAACGGGAGATGTGCTTGGCGTATTTCCTGCGCCGCCAGTACCCCCGGTAGGGTTGAACAGTCCTGACCCGCCGCCACCCGATCCGCCAGACAACCCGGCAACAGCGTTTCCGCTACCGCCACCGCCACCACCTGCGGAAGTGACTGTATTAAAAACTGAATTGCTGCCTGTTGTCCCATTTGCAGCCGATCCAGTGGATGCGCCATTGCCGCCAGCACCAACCGTTACAGTGTAAGCAATTCCATACGATAACGATTGAGATGTCAATGATCGGTAGCCACCAGCGCCACCGCCGCCGCCGCCTGCGCCACCGCCACCTCCACCCGCTACAACAAGGTAGTCGGCAAGTATTTTGGCAGCGCCACCGGCTAGGAAAAAGTTTTTAGCGGCGAACATTACGGTGTGTATCCTTGAGCAATGCTGCCGTACCATTTTGTACCGTCAGCGATGAAGGTCAGAATGTCCATTTTGCCCGCAGTAGCGGTAATCGTAGGAGCGCCCGCAGTTCCAAAATCGACCCCCGTAAACGTAGCAGTCCCGTTGCCCGTAGATGCTGCTTGCTTAAGCATCATCACAAAAGATTTGCCCGCAGTAGCAGTCGGCATCGTGAACGTGCAAGCTGTGGATGCGGTGAGCGTAGCCGTTTGAACCGTTCCGTTAGTCAGTGACAACGTGTTCGTAGTCGTTACCGTACCAATGGCGACAACGCTTTCGACGTAGTTCGTCACCGTCGGATTGTTGATGATCGGGCTAGTCAGTCCTGTCACCGTCAAATAGCCAGTTGAAGGATTGAAACTCAATCGCGTGGAACTGGTGTTCTCAGCAGAGATCGTGCCGCTAGTGGCGCTCGTAAACAACAGATAGCGCGAAGCATTGGTCGTTGTATCGTCGGTGATCGTGATCGCAGAGGTCGGGGTATCCCATACTGGCGTACCAGCACCGGCAGATTTTAGGAATTGTCCCGAAGTACCCGCAGCAGTAAACGCATAAGCCGTACCACTACCATAAGCCACAGCACCCGCTATCGGGGTAGCAGTTCCCGCCGTACCACCAAGGTTCACAGCAACAGGGTTGGTCAAGCTGATAGCCGAACCGACAATCGTGATGCCTGTCCCTGCGGTATACGATGCACCGCCTGAGAACTGCGACCAGTTCATCGCGGTGACACCGATAGTTCCACCCGCATTAGCCGTACAAACCCAGCCGGTATCGCCTTGACTGCTGCCCTGCTCTATGAACGTAAACGCGCCGGGGACTTCCGACCATGTATCCATGTCGGTCGAACGTGTCCACGCACCACTTGCCACAACATAGATGCCGTTCTCTGACGCTGTGCTTTGGTTTTTAACTAGACACCTATCGCCAGCAATCAACGCGATGCCATCAACCGTTTGCGTACCTGACAGCGTGATGTTGACAGTCGTTCCCGCAATACACGAACCCTTAACGTCAAGACCCGTCACCAACGCATCAACATAGCTTTTATTCACTATGTCATTCCCCGTTGAGGGCGTGGTCGAGATCGTGCCCGTCGTGGTAGCGATGTTTGTAAATACGCCGGTTGAGGGAACTGTCGCGCCAATCGTTGCACCGTCAATCGTGCCGCTAGTAATAGATGCAGCGCCACTAGCACCAACGGTGAAGTACGTGCCAGCAGGCCCGACAAACGTCACAAACCCTTGCGTGTCTGTGAATATCCCCTGCACTGGGACGATGTTTATCGTCTGCGTGCTTGCTGTTTCGTTTTGCAGTATTTGAGACATGACAGCCCCTTAGTCGGCTTGGGCGGCGGCAATGTAGAGCGTATTCGTGCCGGAACTAATAGCCTTAAGATAAAACGGTGCTTTCGGTGCTGCGATAATGACCGGATAATTCATAGCTGCGGGCAGAATGTAGCTGGTGCTGCCATTGCCGGTCGAAGGAATTGCAGGAGTCGCTACGGTGCTGCTGTTCGACAATTCAACAGCCGCGATACCAGTTCCGGTATTAAGCAGTTGAACATAGTTTGTTTGGTCGTTCGTCGTTGCATCAACTAGCAAGGCTGAACTCGCCGAGGTAGTAAGGTCTAGCGCATACGTCTTACCGCTGACCCGAATAACTGAGGTGTTAACCATTTTTCGACCTTTCTAAAGAAGAAAAGCCGCCCCTAATGGAAGCGGCTTTCCCTTTTCTTCGTTACTGATTAGAACTCACCGAAGTCGAAACCGTAGACAAACACATCGACAGTTCCACCTGCAACTGCCGTACCAACTCGGACATACAGAGTCTGTGCAGACAGTTGGGTAGCTTTAGTGCCAGCCACCACGGTTGCGTTAGTTACATACGAAGCGCTGGTGTTGCTCGTCAGTGCAGCGTTAGTAACGATTTCAGTACCCGTACCTGCCGGTGCAGTCCAAATCGCCAGTGCGCCGCTGCTAACGTCTTTGTTAGCGTTGGTGATGGCAACGTTTTGCACACAGTAGGAGGTCGTGTTATTCAGCGGCAGGGTAACGCTTGCATCGCCGGTTTGCGAGATAGGTACTGCACTCGCAAAGGCAAGCAGACGGATCGCCTGATTGGTCGCCAAATTCGACGGGTGAATAGTAGTTGCTGATGCTGGGCCGGGATTAGACATTTGTCGTTTCCTTTTCTGTGTAAGTGATTAAGCTGCGACGCGGCAGGCGAGTTCCGAATACAGCGGGGCCCAGCCATACAGCACATCGAGACGAGTCGGAATCGAGTCGTTGTTGATGGTGTATTGACGGACAACGCGAATGCTCATGCCCAGTTCTTTGTCGCTTGCACGACCAGCGAAATGCACGCCTTCGGGCAGTTCAAGATCAGCCATCGCAACCGTGAAGGCATTGCGGTGCATGATGATGTTCTGCGGCGAGACAACGCCGGTGTTGTTAAACGGGGTAACGACAGCCGAAGCCGAGGTCGAAGCCACGTTCACGTTTTGGAACTGACCAGCAGTAATCACAGCCGGGGAAACAGTCACAGAGGTCGTGCCGCTGGTGGCGACAGTCACATCCGACATAACCACGAAGTTACGCAGCTTGTTGCTACCGTAGGCTTGACGGTTTTGCGGGTTCACAGCGTAGACGTTAGCAATCTGAATCACGTCACCTTGCTTGAGGCCAGCAGTTGCGGTCGCAGCGGTCAGCGCGATGGTCGAGGTTGAAGCCCAACCCGAGGTCAGGAAGCCCGTAGCGGTCGTGGTAGCGCAAGCCAAAGTAGCGGTCGAGTACGAACCAAACGTCTGATTGACCACGTTCTGATCCATCTTCCACTTCATACCGGCAGAGTCAGTACCCATCAGGCCTTTCTCGTATTGCGACGAGATTTTAGCCGACGGCATGAACAGACCTTTCAGGCTGTCCACGATGGTCGCAGAGGTGAACGGCTCAACGATGCAGCTACGACGACCGTCACGCGGTGCGCCTTCGCTGTCGAGGTACGCAGCGCCAGTCAGGTAGGTAATCAGGCCAGTCGGAGGAGTTCCGGCAGTACCGACAATGTTCGCGGTGTTGTTCTTTGCCATGACCAAACCATCACGGTCGATCTTGTTGGCAATCGCAGCAATCGCGGGCTTCAGCACACGATCCGAGAACATATCCAACGACAGCGCCAAGTCTTGCGTGGTGAACTGGGTGTCGACGTGGAACTGGGTCGACAGGGTGACAGGCACGCTGGTTTCGTTGAAATCTTCAACGTTCAGGGCAGGGCCGGTCGTACCAATGAAACGCCCCGGACGGCGAACGTTTACGGTGTTACCAATCTTCGCGCCAACAACGGCGAATTGATCGTCATAGTTACGGTCAACTTCACCGGTGAAGGTGAGTTCGTTTTCCAAGACCATCAAGGCCTCGTTAGTGATCTTACTAATAGTCAACAGATTGTTTGACATGATTTGTCCTTAAAAATGAGAATGGAATCAGCGGATTTTTCCGGCCTTGCGTGCGGCTCGCCATTGGGCATAAGTACCGTGGAATTCCCCGTTACTGTCTAGCTTGTTATCCAATGTTGATCCCATCGCCTTGATCGGTTTAATCGGTGCAGGTGCTTTAGACACCGACACAGGTTTTGCTGTCCCGGTAGGCGTTTCCAGCTTCGCCTCCAGCCTCCCAATCTCGCGCAGCGCGTTAATCGTTGACAGCTTCGCCAACTTCTCCCCGATTTCGGGGTTCTCAGCAAGGTGATATAGGATTTTTGGCCCTATGTCACTTTCAAGGATGGCATCTCGCACCTGATCGCTTACTGCGACTTCGCTGCTGGCTACCATGTCCTCAAAATCAGGCATTTCAGCTTTTGCTGCCTCCAGTCGTTCGTTCCAAGTCGTGATGACCTTTTGACGTTCTTCCTGTACGCGGCGCTCGGCTTCTTGCTGATCTCGCTTCTTTAACGCATTTTCTGCTGAGTAATCTGCCAATGCTTTTGCATACTCAAACGCATCGGTAAATTGCTCCGGTTTCGGTTCTTCTTCAATCGGATCAGCCTTTGGAGTGACCCTATCTTCAAGTTCCCTTAACCGCGCTTCTAGTGCTGTCCTTGCTTCACGTTCCTTTGCGGCTTCTTGCCGGGCTAGTTCGCGTTGCTTGGTCAGTTCTGAGAAACGTTTTTCGAGTTTCGGATTCTGTTTCTTTTCCGGTTCAGTTGCCTCGTTAACTGCTTCCTGTCCACTCTCATCCTCGGATTCGGTCGGCTCGACTTCTTCAGTCGCCTCAACAGGTTCGTCGGGAGCTAGACGTAGGTGCGTTTGGTTAAATTCGGCTAAATTTTCACTCGTTACAACATTTTGAGCCTGTTTAGACTCTTGCACTTCAGACATGAGTTTCCTCAAGGTTTTGACCCGTTGATATCCAACGGTAGATTAAAAATATACTCCTAGAAAATCATTGCTGCAAGAATGGACTACCCTGATGCGAAATGTCTTGCGCCGCCATTGCAGCGTATTGGTTCTGTTCCATATTCCGACGATCAATCTCTGCCGTCAGCCTGCTCGTATCCATGTGATGTAACAACAGTTGCACGATGGCATCAATCTCGGTCTTGTTCTGACTGGTAATGGATCGGGTGTTTTGATCGTTTACCTTCACTTCGGCCATAGTTTCGGTGTTATGCGCCTTGCTAGTCACTTCCATCAACTTGCGTTTAGTCGCCCCATCTTCACGGATTTGGGCAACCTGACCACGGTTGTTGATCTCAAGCTGCATAGCCTGCAACTGTTGTTGCTGTTGTTCGATGACTTGTTTGCTCTGCGCCAATTGCATCTGCACCTGCGGCGGGATCGGGCTTTTATCGTCAATCTGCGCCAGCGGGTTAGACGCTGCAAGTCGGTCAGCAATGATGTCTGCGCCGGGGAAGTCCATATTGCGGAA